CAGTTCAAGGCTTGCAGGGACCGCCTTATATACTATCTAGGTTACACAGATTCCACGATGGGAATATGTTTAATGGTGGACCTGGCGGGAGTCGAACCCGCGTCCAGAATCCTTTTCTGTCTACTTCATACAGTCTTAACTCTTACTTATCACGAAGATTTTAACTTTGTGACAATATCATACACTTTTGAATAAGCATCGGTAATTTCATCCATTTGCTGTTCTGAAAGCGATTGATTTTCTTCCAAATGCGCCAAGTCTTTAGCTAGATTTTTTTGAAGATCTTTCAATCGGTCTTGTTCATTCATACAGTGTTAAATTTTCACTATTGTCCATTTTGTATCAAATGGTTTGCCTTCGGCGCGGTGCTTTAGTATCTTGCGAAACTGTTCTTTACGCAGTAGGGCAATTGCATCTTCATCGTGTCGGAAACAGGCCTTGTACAATTTTTGAACTAATTTCTTTTGTTTCATGGCTAGATCCTCCTTGATAACTATTTATACCGTTTTAATACAACTTGTCTAATACTTATTGCGAGGTTTTAAGAAATCATCATTCTCGCTGTCTTCTTTAAATTTAGACCAATCGTAAGTGGCAACAGCATGTATCCATACTACAAATAATCCAATCATTAGCACTACTAATAACAGATTACTGAGCACAGGTCCTAGTCCTAGTAATACTACCATCTGGATGCTGTGTTTCTGTCCACGGTGTACAGTTTTGATTTTGGACCACTACTGGCTGTTGTTGTACTACTACTGAAGGTTGTTGTACAATTACTGGATCAGGTCTAGTGGCGCCATATACAACTGCACCACCAATAATAGCGGGAACTGCCCAACCCCAACCTCCACCATAATACCCACCACGATATCCACCGTGATGACCGCCGTGGTGTCCATGATGCCACTGTGCCATTGCGGGCAATGTGGCCAATGTTAATACTGCAACTGCTAGAACTCTTTTCATACCTATCTCCAAAAAATGTGACGGAATCCCCAGGGCTTGTATGGTCTCCGCCCGACCAAACAAGGTCTCACACCTTGCCAACCAGCTATGCTAGTTTACCCCTACGGGCATATACTATTTAACGCTTTGCACCTCTGTTGTCAATTTACACATCAACATAAAATGATCATATGCTTTACGCACGGCCTCATTTTCCAGTAACTTGTTAGCTTCTTCCTGCATGGCCTTTACACCTGCTTCAGCACAGTCGTGTACACACAAGCTACTCAATGTGGCAAGTTCGTCACCGAACTCTTGGGCCAACTTGCGCCATGCCTTGCGTTGTCCTTCTGTAAGGGGAGTACGTTGCGGACGCATTTCACTGGCCTTGCTGATGGCACGACAAACAGCATCTTCGGCCACACGCCCTGCAGCAATCATCGGAGCATATGCTGGATCAATGTTAAAACGACGACTGGTACCACCAGGATAACTCATAACCAAGTGGTTGCCTTTGGTGAAACTATCAAGGAAGTCGCTGTCGTATTCCGCTACAGGGACGTACCTACGACCTTTTTTCTCATAGTAAATCTTTTTTGTCATTACTCAATCCATTACTGTGTTGCCTATACTGTTAGTATAGCAGGATTTTTTTAAAAAGTCAAGTCCTACTCGGGCGCCAGCAACTTACCCAATTTGGATTACTGGCAGTGGTCCCAGTGGGCCAGCTGTTGGTTACATCGCCATCATTGGGATTGTTACTAGCCTTGGGACTTTGATTCCCGCCAACAAAACTATAATGTCCGTTATTTGCAGTATAGACAAAATTCACATGCCTATAACTCCAAAAAGCAATATCGCCGGGCTGTGCTTTATCTTTGGGAATTTGAACGGCGTTCCACAATTTGGGGTTAGTGGTGATTGCAGCAGCACTGGCAGTTTGCACGTATCTGTATCCAGCAGCTTTGAGTACAAAGTTTACAAATCCCATACACCACGGTGTTTGATCAGTAGTCCACGGATTCGCATGTGCAAAACCCAAATTGCGCCATATTTCAAGAATATTGGGATTGCTGGTTCTTTTACCCTGACCAGTTTCTCTCCATTGGCCACGAGCTGCTTCTTTAAGTATCTTTTCTAAAAATGGTACGATATTTGAAGCTACCGCAGTAGTAGGTGGTTGACTAACTGCACCGCCCACATCACCCACTGTTCCCTGATAGTTTTTCTTAACGCCGTCGGCAGCAGCGGCACTATTATAATATTTTGTTGGATTAGATATATAATCGTTGACCTGTTTTGCTGCCACTGCGGCTAGTTCTGGTACTACAACTACAGGGGGAGATATGGGCACAGCAATAAACCCGCCGCTGGTATTGCCCGCAAATACAGTGGTGCTGGCTTTACCTATAGAAAAACCACGTGCAGTGGTAGCACCCACAGTAGCCACATAGTGATTTTCGGCAAATACTGTAGTGGGCGTACTGACAATCACATCTCCGTGATTGGGCGGGCCGCCAATGATGCTGACCTCACGGATAACTGTTCGTGAGTTTTCAGTCTTGACAGTTTTGGCGCCGGAGATTATTATACCACCTGCTCTATCTTTGTCAACTCTGCCTACACCGTGGTCGCTCATATTAAGGTCCTTTGATACCCAAGAATGATTTCAACTTGCTGGCAATGGTTTCCAAACTGGGAATACTAGGTGTAGACAATGATGATGTAATTGATTTAATCCAATTGGCCACTGTTTTGTACACTGCTGTATCTTTTGCCCAATTGGTAATACTGGCCAGCACATCATTTATTGCACCACTAATTAGAGTCGATGCTCTAGCAATAGTGTTCATTTCCTGTGCATCCTTGACTATTTGTTTCAATTGTTCTGTTATGGATGGCATGACAGGGTTGGCATCACTAGTGGCCATAGTATAGTTGTTAAATTTAACCCTATGTCCAGATTCTACAGCGTTATTAAAACTTTTGTTATTTGCCATAACTCCGGCAGCTTGTATATACACATCTAGTTCATGTAGTAGGCTACTGAATGCTTGAATTCTATCTGCTATTCTAGCCAAGTTGTAGTTGATTTCATACAGTTGTGATTCTATACTGACCAAAGTTCCACTATTGGGACCGGTGGGGAAACCCCTAATAGTTGATGCAATTCCTGCAATAGCAATAGACATAAGAATGGAAGCATTTGTAATTTCTACGGCAGCATCATCTAAACTTATAATGTTTACAGGCACAAATGGAGGAATATATGTTGCAGCACCTCCTTTACCTCCAGGTACGGTAATGCCGTAAGGCAAATTGGTAGTCCCAGGTTGCGGTGTTGCAACATACAGTTGTTTCTGACCGAACGCCATAGTTAAGGTTTTTTAATTCCCAAGTAAGCCTCAGCTTTACTAGCAATTGTCTCTAAACTAGGAACTTCTACAGATAAAATTGAATCTTTAATATCACTAAGCCATTTGTCTACTGTTTTATACACTGCGGTTCCAGCAGCCCATGCAGCAATATCAGATAATGTATTGGTAAGGAATGTGGTAATTGCTCCGGTTGCTCGGGCAATTGCATTAAACTCTAGACCATCTTTAACCGCGGTTTCAAACTGTTGTTTTAGAGTAGGCATAACCGGTGCAGGAAGTCCTGCCCGCGCTAATGCATCCTTAGTAACTTGTGTTTGGAAGTTGTCAGTTTTAACCTGACTGGCCACTGACATGGCCTGTAGTGCAAGGCTGGAATTTATTGCTGTACCAAGGCCGCTGATGTCGACACTTAATTTTTTCATCTGGTCGGATATTGGTTTACTAGCATCGGCAATTCTAGCTATGTTGTAGTTGATGTGATATAGTTTTGTGTCTATAGAAACCAAAGTTCCATCATTGGGGCTAGTAGGAACGCCTCTGAGCAGGACAACAGCTTCACCAATAGCAGTAGTTAGTGCGCCAGTTTGTGCAAGGATTGCTGCGGCAGCATCATCAATAATTTCGGCAGTTCCCGGGCCTGTCATGTTTACAAAAGTTGGCATATATATTATCTCCTATATTGTTTATTTAACGCAGTGCAATACCAGTGGTACCTTCTAGATACTGTTTGGCAGCTTCGCCCTTGCTTTCTACAACAAAGAATGTATGGCTTTTGTTAATGGTAATGGAACCATCTTTGCCCAAGAATACCCAAGGAATCATTCCAAGACCGCCACCGTTCATGGTTAGGGCCAGGGGGCGATCGATGGTAATGGTATCGTCATCCTCTTTTTCAAATTTGGCAATAAGTTCATCACCATTGATTAGTTTGATACTTACTACATCTCCACTGGAGAAATTCTTTCTAACGTTGATTAACATTTTATCCCTTTAAATTTAATGATTTTCTAATTTTAGTTGCACTGATATCTGTGATTGATTTGTCAAATTCTTCTTGTTCAATCTTGTATCCAACATCCCTACCATAAGTAATATTTACAATGTTAGGTACAATTTGTATCTCGTATTGGCCTTGATATAACATATCCAAATCACGTTTGATAAAACTTTTTACCTGTTCAATGGCAAATGGATTTGAGCCTTGCCATCCTTGGCAATCTCGTATCTGAATAACAACTTGACCAGTTTTAGCAATAGCACGTTCGAATAATGCACGATGCCCAGCATGCCACGGTTGCCAACGTCCTAGCATTTGTACAGTTTCTTTCTGCCAATCAAATGTAGGACGTCTACGATTGGCCAAAATATGATCGCCAATAAACTCTGCCCACTTGTTTGCATCCTGTTCAGTAATTCTGAAATCGTATACCTCTGGTGGGATAAATGCCTTATTGGTATCTTCGTACCGACCTCGATCAATAGTATCAACCCATACAGTCCAGTCTGCTTTGAAATTATTACGCATTTCAACCAATGGTGCAACGAAATCGCAAATAACAAATTCACCTGTACACTCGATTGCAAATTGGAACATGCGCAAACTTTGACGAATGCGCCCAGCATTTGAAAAATCCCAATCGTTATATTTTTTACGGACGTCGTCGGCGTTAAACCAATCAACTCCTACATTCATAAAATTAAGTCCTGGTATACCTTCATAGTTCATTACTCGACCAGGATTAATTTTCATTAAGTCACCGTTTGTTTCAAGATACTTTTTAAGTGCTTGTGCTAGATATGTTTTGCCTGCACCTGGCAAACCCATAATTAAAATACGTTGGGGCATTTTATTCCTTTGTTTCTTTTGGTAAGTCGCACAAGGCTTCTAGAGTCTTGTAATTGTTGTAGGCTTTTTTTAATGCTTCAAAGTGTTCTAACTTGGCAGGGTCTGGCACCAATATGGCTAGGCGACTTTGTATATCTTCTAGTGTCTTAGCAATACTAACACCTTTGATCTTAACATCACCCTCAAAGTTAGCGTCGCCGTTGACACTCAATGATGAGGGAGTGGATGATGACGTTATTATACTGGGAGTAGTGCTCCAAGCAGTTCCATTCATTCCATTATATAGATACTGACCAGCGGCACCTGTACCACCACTACTTATGGTAAAAGTATTTGAATTCCATAATGATGGATTGAGGGCAGTAGTATCGAGTGCTGCTTCTTCAATTTCTTGAGTTGCAATCTCTGGATCGTCTGCCCATTTAAAATCCTCTGCTTTAATATTGGATAGAGCTTTTTTAATTTCATCAAATGCATTAGCCATTTAAATGTGCCTTTAATTCAGTGAAGCCGCCAATTACCACATTGTCAATAATAATTTGTGGAACTGATCGGGCAGTTGGGATCGCTTCTAATAATTCTTCCCTACTATATCCATCACCAATTTTACGTTCTTCAAATGCGATATCACGTTGACCTAACAATGCTTTGGCTTGATCACAATATGGGCAGTGATACTTACTCCATACAACAACTTTCATTTTTATTTTCCTTATAGGTCTGGTAATTCGTCATACGTTACGGAGTCACTCATGACCCCAATAATATAATTCGTAGATTCTGTTTCTTGTAAAGCTGACTGCTTCTTTCCGATATTGACATGTTTATTAAACCACGGGATAGGACTAGATTTAGGATGTTCGCCTTGATACTTAATACCGATGTCCTTGAGACGAGTAAATGCTGTGTAATCAACAAAGTCGCTCAAGATAGCCGCATTAAGTCCAATCACTGGTCCTAGCTTAAACAAGTAGGTTGCCCAATCTTTTTCTTCTTGGATAACAGACATATACATTGCATACACTTCGTCTGCACATTCTGCTTCTAATTCCAAAAACGCCGGATCATCTTTGGTTACATTGTTGATTAACCAGGCAGTCCATTCTGCATGTAGGATTTCGTCCTGTAGGATTAGACTGATAATGTTACCATTACCAATATAGATCTTATTTTCTACCATGGCCAATGATGTTGCAAATGATACCATGAAACGGAATGCTTCCAATGCATAACTGGCATGTAGTGCTAGCCAAATTGCTCGCTTGTGATCATGTAAAGAAATTTCCTCGCCTAGTTCTTTGCGGCAGTTGAGTTGATGAAGGTCTTCATAGTAGCGACCGATGTTAGCAGCCATGCTGACGATTTCGCTCGTATCGTGAATCTTGTTGAATTCTTCTTTAGGTACACCATAGACATTACGGATAATGTGACTGTAGCTTTTACTGTGAATATTGGTTTCAAAGAAACTCCAGTTACTTACCAATGCTTCCAACTCTGGAATACTAATAACAGGACTGAACACCTGGTTGGGCGCACGACCCTGGATACTGTCTAATGCAGTTTGACGCAGTAGGTTGCTGGTAAAGATATGCTTGATTGCATCGCTGGCATCCTTGTGATCCATTTTGTCTTTGGTAAGACTGATCTCCTCGGGAACCCAAAAGAAACCACGTGCTGTTTCTTCATATTTGGCAATCCGAGGATATTTAACTTCTTCAAAGCGTTGTACTGTGACTGGTCCTGCTGGATCCAAAAACATTGTACGCTTTAGATAGTTTGTTTGTTTTGATAAGTTGTATTGTTCTTTTGACATTAATATTTTCCTGACGCAAGGACGATCTTGCAAATGTGTTCGAGGCGTTCTATGTGCTCATAGGCACGCCACGGGCTTGTATCGATAGCAACTACTCCGTGTCCTTTAATACCTACTATATCATAGGCAATGTTTCCATCCTTATCTAATTGTAACATTTTATGACATTGATCAGCAAGCTCTTGACTAATAGGAGCAACATCGCCTACGTTGGGTGCTACCCGGGTATAACGGTTAAGTTCTGGGAACGCATCACTAATAGTGCTCAAATCAATGCCGGCGTGCATAGCGGCAATACAGTAAGTAGGGTGAACGTGTACAACTACACGCACATCGCCGCTATGTTGTCCCATTTCTCTTTGTAAACCAAAGTGTAGGGGTAGTTCGCCACTAGGTTTTAGATTAGCACTAATATCTGTATAAGGCAGATCAATTGCAATAGGACTAACATGACTACCTTGGCTAATGCCAATCTTCTTAAACTGATCAGGCTGTAGTGTTTGCTTACGCACACCACTTGGGGTGATATAAAAGTGATCACGGTCGTGGTGACGAATGCTCACATTACCATCACGGCTTGTAATCCAATTACGCTTATATGCATCTTCTAATACTTCACAAATTGTTTCTAACATTTTATTCTTTAAATTCGATTACCAATGCGCCATCTTCAATGAACACACTTTCAACATCATCTGATTCAAGTCCAGCAAGTATCATATCCTCTGCTTCTTCTTCTATTTTTATTTGTTCGGTAATACCATAGACTAACAAATGAGTCCTAATTTTTTCTACAGTTGTCAACATATTATAACTTACAGGCCTCGCAGTCCTCGTCATACAATACTACATTATCTGCAACATTGATTGCAACAGGTGTGAGCGTATTTGTACTAGTATCTGCTTTAGCACCTACTTTGTTGATCAAACTATAATAGATAGTTTTCAATCCCCACTTATAGGCCAGCATTAAATTCTTGGCAATTAGAGTTCCGGGAACCTTACGATCCTGTTGTGTATCATTACTAGTAAAGTGTGCAGGATTGTAAAACGTGTTTGTAGATAAAGACTGATCAATGTATGCTGCCAATACTGCCGCAGTCTTCAAATAATCAACACAATCCTTTTGGTCCCACATCAACTGATAACGATTCTTTAGACGTTTGTACTCCGGCACGACTTGCACAAAAGATCCAGCTTTCGATTCCTTAACACTAATCAATTCCATTGGCATTTCAATACCATTAGTGGAGTTTAACACAACTGAGCTAGACTCTACTGGTGCCACAGCCATTAGTGTAGCGTTACGGATACCATACTGTTTCATCTTAGTACGTAGAGGTTCCCAATCCAGGCTAGGTGTAAAATCTGTTAGTTCATTAACACCGGGTGATCTACGTTCCCAAGGAAATACTCCCTTACCGTAGTAGGTGTACTGACTACGTCCGCATGGCCCTCGATCTTGGGCAAGCTCGACACTGGCTTCAGTAAGGTAGTATGCTTGGTGTTCCATCCAACGCTTGACTTCGGCCAGTGCTTCAGGTGTTCCATACTTGAAACTTTTGCGAGCATGCCAGTAGGCTAAGTTTGTAATGCCAACGCCGAGGGGTTCAAAGTCTTGATTAGCTAGTTTACTTTGTACGCTTAGGAAATCTTGGTAGTTTAACAAGTTGCTTAAACTGCGAACTAACACACGACAGGCTTTTCTCATCTCTTGTGGGTTCCGGAAGGCTCCCCAGTTGATGCTGCCAAGAGTGCAAAGAGCAATGCGTCCCTCTGGATCTTCAATTCTTTGGAAAGGACGGGTGGGTAAAAGTATCTCTTGGCATAGATTCGATTGGTATATCGGGTCAATGCTCGTATCGAACGGACCCTGGTTGATAACATTGTCGATATTGACAAGATAGATGCGCCCAGTATCAGTACGTTCTTTAAGGATTCCAGCTTTGAATATCGCATCCGCTGATACAACTTTCTTTTTAACTTTCTTGTCCTGCTCATATTGTAGGTATAACCTTTCGAACTCTTTACTGTCTCTGTAGTAGGC